GGATACCTTTTTCATTAGGTTTAATTTTTTTATTTTCAAAAACTTTTTCAATAACACTTTGTTTTCCTTCACCTCCACCTATCATGTTGTTAGTAACATCTTTCATATCTCCATTTAATTGCACTAAGGATGGGGAATTTGGGTCTAATAATGTTGAATTAAATTTATTCATATCAAACTTAGAACTACCTTTTAAACCAAAGCGTATATTGGTTCCGTCTTCACTAAGAGTAGCTTCCATATTTTTAAAATCAGGATCAGTTATTAAACTAGAACCTAATTTAAATATATCATTATCTATTAAGTGAGTGTTAATAGATTTAGGACCACCTCTAGGAACATCTAATGAAGCAGCTAATTCTGTTTTTATGTTATTTAAACCAGTCATAGTCCCCTTCAAACCATCTGCTAGTTTTAACATTTGATTAGCTGCAAATTTATTTCCTTCAGCTATATGTTTTAAATACTTATCTTTAGCATCCATGCCTAACTGTTGTAGAAAAGCATTAGGTTCACTAGGTGTTTTTAAATTAGCAGTTACATTTTGGTTTTCTTGAACTTTATTTTTCTCTAATAAATCTAATATTTCATTGTTTTGATCTTGTAAAGTTTTAAAATTTTTTGCAACTCCATTGTCTTCTTCAGCTGTAGCATCAGATTGAGCAAAACTTTTAAGATCTTCGTTAAATTTTGATATTTCTGCATTAGCTTGTTTTAAGCCAGCTGCGTTGTCTATTATTGCTGGTTGTCTGTAAGTTCCCATGTTTATTATATTATTGTAGTGCTGTACCTAAACTTGTAGCAGCTCCTGCTATATTGCCAAAAGCTTTAAATTTTTCAGATCTAAAAGCTTGCTCATCCATTCTAGCTTGGTCAAGCTGAGCTTGAGTCCTATCTAGCTTGGTCATATCTCTTGTTTCTTGTCTTTGAAATCTAGTATCTTCACCTCTAGCAAACATTCTTTGATTAGACAACTCTTGCTTTTGTATGTCTGCTGATATACCTTGCTTACTTTGTAAAGCAGCTTGAGCTAATGCTGTAGCACCACCCGCTCCACTACCAGTAGCTCTTATAGTATCTAAAGTATTAGCTAGTGATTGATCAGCTTGCTCTGCTTGAAACTCTGCAGCTTTTGAAGCTACGCCTAAATTTGCATAAGGGTTTGTTATCTTTTGTAAAGCTTTCTCTTGATCTGCTATAGAGTCTTTAAGTATTTGTTGCTCTCCTTTAGCTTTTTTTTCTTTATTATTAGCGTCTATGGCAACCCCGGTACTTACACCTGCGGCTACCACTGCTCCGGTAACTAATACTGCTGTTGCTACTGCCATATTATTAATTTAAAATTTTAACTAATTCATGTGATGGTTTTTCATCTATATGCCATCCTAATTTTCTATGTGTTTCTATTAAACTTTTATGTCTACATATACTAAAAGAATACTTGTAACCAAGATCTTTTATAATCTGTTCAGCTCCTGTTATCAATAGCTCAAGAGCTTGTTTTCTATTTTTATCTCTATATTCTGGATCTGATATAATCCACTCTAACAAAGCTACTTTCGCGTTTGTTAAGTATATAAAACCAGCTATTACAGGCTTGCCGTTATTTTCAACAACAACACCTGTTTCTGGTAAAAAATCGTCAGCAGGAGATGTCCACTCTGGCCATGCTTCCCACCATTTTCTAATAAAAGTTAAATCTTCTTTTATTAATTTTCTTATATTTAATTCCATTTAATTATGATGCAGACGCTACTATGTTTGTAGAAGCTGCAAATATTTGTTTTTGTCCAGCTAAATCAGTACTTGAATCTGTTTGAAGAGTTACTGTAGCAAAATATCCTTTTATACCTGATATTGTACTACCATAAATAACTTCACCAACTCTTATACCACTGTTATTTTTTAAATTAGCTACATATTTACCCTCTTTTAATGTAAATCCAGCTCTGTATATTGGAGGTGTTAATGCTGCTGGGTATTCATTTCCATAACCATCATAAGCACCTTCGTAGTAACTATTTATAGTTACACTATTATCGGTATAATTTACATATTCTGATATGGTAGGAGAAGGATTTATATAGTTATCATTTACTACTTGTTTACCTTGTTGATCAGATGCAAAGCTAGATATTTCCCAACCGTTACTTCCTTCGTAGCCTATAGTTAAAAAGCTTTTACTTATATTTACCTGTGGGTTAAATACAAATGTAATAGAAGATTTAGCTGCAGCAGCACCATAAAACACGTTTCTATTATTAGGCGTGCCTGTAAAATAATGCTCATAAATCTCAGAAGAGTTAGTTGTAAAATAAGTATTTTTTAAACTAAATATGTTATTAGGCTTATAGCTGTAAAAAGTAGGCCAACCATTAATATTTTCATCAAAAGCTAAAGTATAATAATTTTCAGTTTGATTAGTAAATGTTGAGTTTCCAGCTTTCTGAAGTGATACAACATATTCTCTATCATGTATGTCCCAACCACCTAGTATTTTGTCTCTTTCAAAAGTTCTAAACTTTAAATTAGCATCGGTAGGTATTGTAAAATTAGGATATTGACTAAGCGTTACGTAATTATTTCTCCAACCAGTAACATAAATATCATATTCAACTCCATTGACTATTAGTTGAGAACCTAAAGGTATTGTTGGTCCAGACACTATAGTTATATAAGGAGGTATTCCACCACCACCTGGATCTTGAGTATTAGCATATACAGCAGAAACATCTACTGCTTCTAGGTTTTCGTTTAAGTCTTTTAACTTATCTCTAAAAAAGTTTGACATACCATACTCTGATATTTCAGTAATACCGTCAGCAGATAATCTTAATATAGAGCCTCTATCTTTATCTGCAAAATATTTTCTAAAACCATACACAGCAAAAGACTCTGGGTTTTTACTAATACCAAATTCACCAGCATATGGGCTTAATTGACCTATAACAGTTCCAGGAGGTAGAGTTTGTGTACCACCTTCAGTTGTGTATATAGTATCTTTATCTATTAAAGCTTTATTTACTTTATCTTCTTGAAATACTATTAAGTTAGTATCTTCAGCATATAATTTTTGAATACTACCTTTTTGAGGATCAACAGCTCTAGTTATAGTTTCACCTACCGAAAACACGTTAGTTTCGTTTATGCCTGTTCTAGAGTTATATACACCTGAATATATCAAAGCATTAGGCCTAAATTCAGGTTTATTAAAATCTTCTTTTAAATAAGCTTTAGCACCATAATCTACCGATGTAGCATTAAAATCTTCTTGGTATCTAGAAGCTTCTATAAACCAGTTTTCTTGCTCATCAAAACCATTTGTATTAGTAGGTGGAGTAGCAACAGTTCCAGGCTCTTTACCATTACCAGAAGGATAAGGAGGAAAACCAGTTGTTTCACCAGACCACGGTATACTTGGCCAAGTAGAAGCTATACCACCTCTCCATTGCTGTGGAGTTGCAAAGTTGCCATAATCGTAAGGCAAGCCACCACCAACACCTGAAGGAGTTCCAGTATATATACTTTTCTTTATCCAGAAAGAATTATAATAATCTACTTCTAATTTGTAATATGACATATAATTACTTTAATTTTATTGAAAATTAACCCAAGCTGATACGAAACTAGTTAAACTACCTGTTAGACCGTTACAGTCTTTAATAGCTATTTTAAGTAAAGTTTTACTACCATTTGCTGTTATAAAGTTTTGAATAATAGTAGTATCATCAATAACTCTTATAGTTCTTTGAGGTGTAATACCAGCAAAAACAAATAAATCGCTACTAGCTATATTTGCTTTTTCAAATATTACTTCATTTTGAATACTATTCTGTGCATTAGTACCTGCAGCGCCATTATAAAGTGCTGCTGTAACTCCACCATCATTATTACCAAGTTCTAAAAAATTACCTATTTTATTCCCAGGTCCTGGTAAATTACTATTTGATTGATCTTTCTTTATCACAAAAGGCGCTGTTTCAGAACCAGGAGATCCAGAACTTGGATTACCATTTTCACCAGGGTACCATACAAATGTTTGATTTATATTATATACATCAAATATATTAGGTGTGACGTAAGGCGCTTGATTAGTTAGTAAACACGTCTTAGTTACAGTATTATTTCCATTTGCTAATATTCTTAATGTTATATTAAATGTTCTAGCTAGTGAATCAGAACCGTACCAAAAATATGTATTAGACCTTAATCTATATCTTAAACCTGTGGTGTTTACTAAATCAAAAGGAGCTGGATCTAAAACTTGATTATGTCCATTTGTAACAGATACTAGTTCTATAGTACCTGTTATCATTAAAGAGTTATTAATATCTACAGCTTGGAACTCATCACCTATCCAAGAAGTACTAGTTGGAACTTGAGTTTCTTCTAAAGAAAAAGCTACTGGTCTAGGAGGTGCTGTTGGTGTTGCTATATCTACACCAATACCACCTGAAGCACCATTATTTATAAGTTGATTTAACCCTACTATAGTATTTGAAGTACTAGTTTCCCAGTATATATCTAACTCAGATTCTACAGGACTTGTTTCAAATATGTTTAAACCTCTTGCAAACTTAGGTGGAGATGCTTTTTGAGTAGCTGGAGAAAAACCTATTAAAAACTCAGTTTCTAGTTGTGCCACAAAAGGATTTTGGCTAGATTCTAAATATAAAGGATCAATAAAGTTAGTACCATCATTAGGGTATGAAGAATTAGTTAACGGTGTTAATGATCTATTTGTAACCCAAGTACCTAAATCTTTGTATGCTAATATAGAACTAACTGTAAGCTCACTTTTAAAATCAACTTGTGAAGATTCTGACCAAGCAAACGTAGGCACCCAAACATCAGGATAATTAGTAGCTGTTTGTAAAAACTTAGTTACTACCCTTGGGTATAAAAGTGTTTCACTTCCAAATATTTCTGCTGTAGGACCTACTTCTTGAAGTTCTTTTGGTACTTTATTAATGTTATCACCATACAAAACTATATTTGATACAGCAGCGGCATTATTATAACCTACGTTACCACCTGCAGTAGTAGTATCACCTATTTGACCTTTAAAAGTTATTTTACCAGAGCAAGCACCTGGTACAAACACGTTGTAATATTCTTGTTCTTTTTGCTGAACTACCACCTTATATGTCATATATCCAGTAGGGTTAGTACTGCTAAATAAACCAGGATAATCTTGGTTTTTTCCACTTGGTATTAAATCATTAAATACTACTTTTATACTGTCTCCAGGCCAACCAAGTACACTTTCAATGTTTTTATATGGTGAATATAAACTAGTTGCTTCACCTAATGCTGCACCAGTAAATACACTTTCATCTCTTAATATAACATTTGAAGGTCTTCCATACCTATCTTGTAATACTATTCCTACTTTGTAAGATCTATTTTGTTTAACAGTGTGGTTAGGATATTCTTTTCTTGATCTACTTTTTTCAGGATTAACTAAACTTGGGTCACCATCTGTAAATTTATCACCTACTGATAAGTTGTAATTTAAGTTTTCTGGAGATCCGTGTTTTTCAGCAAAATTACCATATATAATTCTGTTTCCAGCAGTAGCTTGTGCAGCTGCTTTTATAGGTATTTTATCATGTACTCTAGTAGAAACTTCACTTGGTAATAACTTATATGGTTTGTTAGAAACATATTTGTAGTCATAATACCTAAGTGTAGAAGAAGTAAAACTATCATCTACAACTATTTCATCTACAACTCTTATAGCATTACTAGTTGATTCTTTTAAAAGTATTTGAACTTGTTCAACTTTAAATTGGTTTTTAAATTGATTTTGTATAACTCTTGATCCACCAGACAGTAAATTAACGTTAAACTGCGGAGGTAGATTAATTATCAAATTAGCTTCAGTAACTTGATTTTCCATTATTTTTAAAACACCACTTTCAGCTGTGTTTTTTTCATCTAGTTTAGTTGCTTTACCTTCAAAAGCTGAGTCTAATATATAACCATATTGTTTAGGAACAAACAACGGTTGGCTAAAAGGCGCCATTAAAGAGTACTCGTTATCGTCATATTTAAATCTATAGCTAAATCTTACAAATTTATCTTTTAAATAATTTTCGTCACCTTGAAAAGTAGAATCATATTCTACATTGTTTTGTTCAAACATTAATATATCGTCATTATCAAAAGCTACAGCAGAACTACCTATTAAATTAGTTGCTGCTGCGTTAGCAGCTGTTATTGAAGGTCCAGAAGCATTACCAGAACCTATAGGATACTCAAAAACTACATTAGTGTAAGCAGGTGCAGATCCACCAAATATATTAGTTAGCTTAAAATAACCTAATTCAGGTTTATTTATATTGATAAATCTTGTGTTTTCAGGAGCGGTTATATCTAAATCAGATATTCCATATTGAAGTACTACGCTAGTTGCACCCACACTACTTACTACACCAGCTGCATGAGCTGGAAAATATTCGCTTAAAGTATTTTTATATGTAGGTAAATTTGTAGTAGGATCTATAAAAGATATAGCATCAAAAGGTGCGTATTTAGCTACAGATACATGATCTTCATTAGTATAATAAGTTGGGTTAGCTATAGCAGTCTCTACGTTTATTTTTCTAGGTTGATTACGATTATCAGTAAAAAATAATAAATCTTCTATAAGATCTACACCCAGCATTGGATGAGTTTTTGAAAAATTTAAAAAGTTACCTTGTACTATTATAGCGCTATCTGGATTATTATTAACTAAAGGACCTTGTATATATGCTATAATGCACTTCGCACCTGGTATTATACCACCTGCTGGATCATCAACATCTCCTTGAGGAAAGTTACTTAAATTATCAGGTGAAGAATCATTAAAGTTTGTAGCAAAAATAAATATTCTATCTTTGTTAGTGTCTACGTAGTAGCCTATTATCTCTACTCCTGTACCAAAGTTAAAGTTAGAGTATAAATTATTGCCTAATATGTTCTCAACTACGCCTTCATCAGGACCTTCGCTTTTGCTTACTGAAATGTTTTGACCATCTCTATACTCTCCTTGAGGTAAAAGTCTTTCATCTAGGTCTTTATTCATTTTAGACCCAGTAAATAAATTCCTAACTTCTGCCATATTAATGTTTAATCCACTTGGACTTACCTCTCATTACTTGAGATATTTCGCCTAGTTTTATATTAGATAATCTTATTTTAGCGTTTCTTAACTTAGCTGATTTTTCTTTTTTATATCTTGCAATTATATATTCTGGTATAGCCGGTCTAGAAGCCGCTATGGAATACAATATATGTGCATACATAGCATCTTCAGCCATTTTAGGTATCTTAGTGTCTGTATCATAAGCTAAACCATCAGATATGTACTCTACCACTATAAGCTTATCATTTAAATTACTGCTAAATGAAAAAGTGCCTAATCTATAGTTAACGCTAAAAAATCCGTTTTCTTGTGTTATTTGTGGATCTATACCGTATCTTCTACCATAATTTAATTTCCACCATGCATAATCATAAACGTACATGTTTTGATTATCCTCATCACCTACAATGTTGTTAGTATTTTCTGTTTTCCATCTTGTTTCTACTTCTGACTGGGCTGCTAGATTATTTTCACCATAAGCATTTTGAGTTGGTATACCAGTAGCATCTTGTAATAGTAGTTCAGTTGGATTAGTTGTTAGGTTGTTTGTAGGATATATTATATGTTGTACGCCTGAATTATCTACCCATGATAACCTGACATAATTAATATAATCTTGAGGTATTGGAACAGATAAGCTTGGTGGTATAGTTAATTCTTGTGACTTAATACTTTTTAAAGTATCATAACTAAACTCTTGTAATCCTCTTTTAGCATGAAATATAACATCAGATCTTTTTACTCTAGGTATTGCTTTATCCATACCTACATAACCAACCATAAAGTTGTTAACTATGTCAGTTAAGCTAATATAAGCGTATGTATTGTAATTCTTATTTATAGCTGACTGCTTTAACTGAACGTAAACGTTAGTAGCTGTATATGTACCAGTTAACGTTAATGTATTAGTTATATTGTTAGATACATAAGATAAATTTTCTGCTTGCGCAACTCCATCTAAATATATTTCGTAATTTGAAGCTTGACTTATTTGAACACCAGCACTATTATAAGCACTGACTACTGCAATGTCAAAAGTACATGTAAAAGTAGGGTTAGTTGCACTTGATAAGGCAGAAAATAATTGCTGACCTGAATAATATTGTGAATTACTTTGTTGCATTAAACCCATGTCTTATGTTTTTTCGTTTTGAGTATCTTGATTTAGCTGTGATGTAGCAGCTTGAATTATAGCTTGGTCTTTTATTATAACACCAGCATATTGTAATATTTTTAATATAAGCTCTGTTTGTTGCATATCGCTTATTTCAAAATTAACAGATCCACCGGTTGGTATAACAGGTGTTAAACTAAAACCTGATGTACCATCCCAGACATATTGACCTAAAGTACCTACACCATAAGCCCATACAGGATCAAGAGGTTTTCTTATATAATTAAAACCTATGTCAGAATTTGCTGGGCTAGTCACAGCTGGATAAACCGTTAATTTATTTTGTTGATAAATAGCTATTGGATGATTAACACTTGGTTGAAGTATTGGTGAGAGTGTTTGTTGGTGATACTCTCTTTTACTAACTATTTCTATTTCAGGAGCACCTACAGCTTTTTCGTAAAAAGCAGAACCAAATCTATGTAGGTTAGTTGGCAAAGTGTAAACATTACCAGCGGCATTAGATGCAGACGCATTTACTTCAAATATTTGAAACTCGTCTTTTATTTTGTCCATACGAGAAGCAAATTCTACATCTGTTTTTGGCATACGTATATATTGGTTATATTGCTCAAAAAAATCTTCAAATATTTCTAGTTGAGCTTGTGCTGCTACTTTGTTAAATTCATCTGGTGTTAAATAACCTCTTTGTTCTTTATTTAAAACCGTTAACACTGTAGTATAAACCGTATTTACGTTCACTGCCATTTTAATATTTTTAAAAAGAGGTTACTTGATGCAACCTCTTTATTTATAATCACTTGTTATTTTAACTTTTTCTGTATTGATTTATAAACCTCAACACCTTCGTCAGTCTTTAAATAAGCTGCAAAAGCAGAATAAGGATTTTCATCAAAAGGAACAGTCATAAGTTTTTTCTTATTACTTGCCCAGGATATTGTTCTTTGATCTTGTGCTAGGCTAATAATACCAGCTTCAGAAGCTTTAACAGCAAAATTTCTTAACTGTACATTTTCATCATTTGCTAATTCTAAGAACAATACAGGGTTTCTTTTAGCAAATACTAGTATATCACGCTTAAGTTCCTTAGAACTCATCTTAGACACGTTAGAACCAACTTCAACTCTCAATATAGCCTCAGCATGGTCAACATCTAGCTCTCTAGCAACTGAAAGAGCTTGAAACTCATGTTCTATGTCTTCTAAATCATCAGTAGCATTAGCTACAATATCTAATTCTTTATATCTTTTGTTTTTATGTGGGTGATATAAAGACAATAATTTTTGTAATGCTTGCTTTTCTTTAGGTACAAACAATGTACCATGTTCAAAAATAATATGCTCTAAAGTTGCTTGTCCTTTTTGTTCATCAACAAATGGACTATTTTGGTTAGACGCATATCTTAATTCTCTTTGCATACCTTTTTCTTCGTCAAACCATAATAATGGAAATCTTCTTGTATGCTTAGATGCCAGCGTATAAGTCAATGGCGATCTATCATTTGTCAAATAATAGTTTCTATCTTTTATTTGCCAAGTATTTTTTACTTCTTTTTCTTTTGTTTTCATAATATAATATAATATAATAATTAATAAAGACCCCGCCGAAGCGGGATCTTATATTTATTTGTTATTAGTTTTCACTAACTGTAACCGAAGCAACAGTTTGAGCCAAACTAACTGGTACCATTCCAGCACCACCACCAGCTGTACCAACAGCCTCATTCAAAGCGTCAACATCTGCTTGAACAAAGTTGTTAGTATTTGGAACAATAGTAACCTCTAATTGCTTAGCAGCAGAACTACCAGCAGTAATATAAGTTACTATTATTGGTTCTGGAGATCCAGATCCTGCAAGTTTAATTGAACCTACATTTTCAGCTGACAAAATATCAAATGCAGTGCCAGCTTTTTTCAATTTTACATATCCCATAATTTCTATCTTTTAAATGTTAAACAATAATTAAGATGTAAACAATACAAAATTGTTAGCAGCTTGTGTTACTAAACATCTTTCAGATAGATAGTGTACTTCCATAGCATCAAGAGAAGAAGTGTAAGCACCACCGACAGAACCAGTGATCCATGACTTCATTCTTCTATCATCAGTTTCAGAAGCTCTATATCTTACGTGTAAGAAAGGACGTCTGATGTTTGATCCTAACATTTGATCATAAACTGTAGAAGTTCCAGCAGGAATTAATACACCTTTGATATTGTCAACCATACCTCTAGTAGAAGCATCGTTTAAATATTTCCAGTCAGTTTTATAGAAGTCATAAGAACCTCTTCTAAAACCAGAGAAACCAAAGTTAAGAGCCATTTCTGATTCATTATCAAATAAACCGTAAGAAGCAGCTTGTGTAGAAGAATAACCACCACCAGCTTGAGCAGCAATCATGTCGTCAAAATCAAGAGCAGTAGCTCTGTCTAAGAATAACATATTTTCTTCAATAGCTCCTTGTAAGTCTAATTGAGCTAAGATAGCATCAAAATCTCCTAATGCACCAGCTCCAGGAGCAGCAGCACCAGCAAATCCAGAATATACATTACCTCTAGCATTTAAAGCAGCGAATAAACCTTCAGTACCTTTTCCAGAAGAAGCTAATCCGTGATCAGCAACACCAGAACCAGCAGCAGCAAGTTCACCTTCAACCATCGCCATTTCAAGATAATCTTCATATCTTAATCTAGTTTCTGATTCAGCTTTCATATACCATAAATATCCAGAAGTACCATCTTCAGTAGCAACTTCGATCCAACCGATTTGAGCAGTATCAGATCCGTTAACGAAATACTTATCTTTAATGATGATAGGTCTATTATTATATTGAGTAACTTGTGGAGTTACAGAACCAATCATTCCTTCAGTTCCTTTAGCAAAATCAGATCCGTATACAAATACTTTTAATCCTGTATCAGCTAAACCTTGGAAATCAGCAGCAGTATAAGCAACAGCTTTGAAAGTAAACGTACCAGGAGCAGGAGTAGCATCGTTAGACGCTTCAATTACTAAACCTTTTAACGTATTTCCAGAAGCTGGATCAAATACAACAATAGTTTGATTAATTCTTACAACTACTTCATTTGGAGCAGCACCAAGAGGAGCTTGAACTGTAAAAGTAGCGTCAACACCAGCGTTGTCAGTTTTAGATACATTATCATAACCGATATGTAATCTATTTTGTTCAGACCAAATTACTTGATCAGAAGTCATTGGCATTTCAGCGCCAACCATTCTTAAGAAACCTGATAACGTTCTGTTACCAAATCTCTCTACTTCCTGCTCATAAAGCTCAGGTAAGTATTGTTGAGCAAAGTCCGCAAAATTCGCACCAGCCTTGTCATTCCACTGTAAATAGTTAGTAGATAATATCGACATATCTGAAGTAGGCGAAAGTCCGGCATTTGTTACCGTGAATTGTCCCATTTTAATTGAGTTTTATTTTTTTCTTATTTTTAATTTATCACTATTGGCACCTGTAACAGCTTTTATTTTCATGCCATTTAAATATAAAGCACCCGGATCAGGAGCAGTCCTTGGCGAGTTATTTATATTTTTGGATTTTGCATACTCAGTTTTAACCGCGTCTGCTTTGCCCTGTTCATAAAAATGATTTGCAATAGTGTCTATGTTTTGAGCCGCAAACAAAGATTTGTGATAATTACTTAAATCTGTAATGGCACCGTCTTCATTTAAGAACTTCTTAAGAAAATCAGCAATGTCATTTTGACTTTTCGCTAACTCATTTGGATTTGGAACTTGATACTTAACTGTCTTATCTCCTAACTTAAAATCAAAACCTTTGAAATCATCATTAAAAAATTTAGTTGTTCTATCAACAAAATCCTCTCGAGTTTTATTAACTTTTTCTTGTTCGCTATTATATCGATTGAAAAAATCCATAGCTTTCTTTTGTTCAACAGTAAGATTAGAGTTCAACTTGATCTCATCATAATACTTATTTTTTGTTTCATCTAGAAACCTACGGGCTTTAGCAACCTCTTCCTTTATACCAAGCTTACGCTTACGTATAGTCTTTTCATCGTCTTCTTCTTCATCGTATGCAAATTGATCGTTTAACATAAATTCGATCTCTTCCATATTTAAATGAGGTTTAGACTGTTTGTAAAATTCTTTTAATAAAGTAACATCATCTACTTTAGAGTAATCTGCATTTAATCTAACATAATCTTCTACAGAACCTCCTGTTTCTTCCATGAACGAAACTAGTTTTTCAATATTTTCAGGAAGCGGTTTACCTGTTACTTTTTCGTCTCTTATAGCTTCTTTTAATTCTTGTGTAGTTTCTTTAACTTCTTCTTTTACTTGTTCTTCTTTAACTTCTACTATAGGAGATACTACTTCTTCGGCGGGCCGTACTTCTTCAGCCACTTCTTTGCCACTTGCCTCGTCTTTCTTTTTTTCGACAATAACATTGCTATCATTTGTCTCGGGTGTTTGAACGGCATCTTCTTGTTTTTTAGATAAATCTATTTTATTAGCAACTTCTTCTTTTGAGTTACTTAACCTTTTCGGTCTTTTTTTCATTTTAAACTCACCTTCTTGTGGTATGTTTTCTTTATTTTCCATGATATGATATTATATAATAAATAGCCAAGTATTAACTAGGCATTTCAAAATTAGTTGGCATAGTGCCATCTTGTCTCTGCTGTATCATTTGACTTTGTTGAGTTGCTTGCATTTCTGTTCTTTTATCTTTACGATCTTCTATTAAAGCTTCTTTTTCTTTCATAGCTTGAACTTCCATTGCTTTTAACTCTCTGTCAAAACCATACTGTAATTCTATTATTTGTTTTTTAATTTCAGCTTCAGTTTGAATTTTTTGTAATTCTAACTGAGACTTACCTTGTTCTATTTGTAAAGTTGTTTGTGCTAAAGCTTGTTGTTTTTGTACCTCAGCCATAGCAGCTTTTTCAGCGGCTTGCGCATTAGCATCTGCTTGAGCTTTTATATTAGCTAAATTATTTTGTTGATCTTTTTCTGCTTTTTGTTCTTGTTTAAGCTTTAATAATTTATTTGCTAATTTTAAATTTTTAACTTCTCTTATTTCAATAGCATCTGGAAGACTAATACTTTGTTGCTGTAAAGCCATCTGTATATTTTGTTCAAGCATTGCTTTCTCTTCTTCGTCTGGTTCTATTTCTAAATATATACCAAAATCATAAAGATGTAAGTTTTGAACTTCTTCTAATGTTTTTACATTATAAAGACTTATGCTATCTATAAGACTTTCTCTTAATAAATCAAACTGTATACTATCAGCAACTCTTAAAGATATATTTTCACAAGCTCTTAATGTTAAAAATAAACTAGCATTTAATATATGCTTAGTAGCAACATTTGAATTAGCAGCTGCAAGTTTTTGTAAACCAACTAATGATTGTTTGTCTGGTAATGTACCATCTCTTGCTTCATTTAAACCGGTCACATCTCTAATCATTTTAAGGTAGTACTCATAAGTTGATATAAGAGAATTAATTTTTTGTCCGCCTGAAGATGTAGCTAATTCTTGTATTGGAACTTTACCTTGGTTAATATCACCATCTTGAGTCATTGATCTACCAACAATACTACCAGTCTGAAAGTACATATTTAAAGCTTCAGCTGGGTTGTAATTAGTACCATTACCTAGATCAACCTCTGCTAATCCATCTACATCCATAAATACACCGTCTGGAACTGTTCTAGAAAGTACTTGCTGCAGTTTTAACGATGTTATTTGTATCATGTCTGCAAAACCTATCATACGCTCAACTAAAGACTCTATACGTCCTTTATATGTGTGAGGAGCAACTAATTGATAATTCATATTTACTTTAACAGTATTACTAAAAGGCCTTGTCATATTTTCAGCTATCTTCCACTCTAACATTATATCGTGACCTAATATTTTAGCACCACTATATAACATTTCAATAGATCTTGAAACTCTATTAAAATTATCACTAGGCGGAGGATTAAAGTTGTCAGTCTTTTCTAATGCTTTTTCTAAACCTTGATCTGTATATTTTATTTTATATACTTGATCAGAATATGTTTTGTATTCAAAATATAAAACTTGTACAGTGTTATTATTATCTTGCCCGTCATAATTTCTTAGATAATTACTATTACCTGGATATTTCTGTATTTGCTCTAGCTCTTGATCGCTTAGTTGCGGAAACTCTTTTTTAAGTTCTGGTAAGCTTATATTTTTAACTTCACCAACATAATATATATCTTCAAAGTTAGGATCTTCTGTATAAGACCAAACTAGATTAGCTGGATCAACATAATCAACTACAATACCTTCTGATTTATTCCAACTAGTTTTTACAGCTCCTATACCTAATACAACTAAATCTCTATTAAATCTATTTCTAACTAATTCAAATTTATTTTTAGCTAAAGTGTTTTCAATAAGTTCTTCTTCTGCTATTTCTATAGACTGTTTATAGTCTAACTGCATATGTATTTCTAATTCTTCTTCTGTTTCAGGTGCGCCAGCTGGAGCTTCTTTTAAATCAATACCAAGTTCTTGCTGCATTGTTTGTATAAACTCTCTAGCTTGAATATCTCTAAATATTTTTTCTGCATATTCAGTTCTTTTCTTTTGTGAAGCAGGATCTTGAGAATATGCTTTTATATCATACATCTTGTCAGACATACCATTAACAACAATATCAACAAACTTAGGTATAACAGGAACTGGTTTCCAATCAAGATTTAAGTAGCTTAAGTCACCATTTATAGATAATTCATCTTTATATTTTTGAACTGATTGTTCACCTCTAGCGTATAATCTTCTTTGATGAAATATGCTGTAGTTAAATGAGTATCTATTACCTCCAACTCCCTGTCTAAACCATTCGCCTTCTATAGCTCTAGCAACTTGAAGACCATAGTCTAAGCTCATCTTCTCTTCTTGAGGAGCTACTTGATCTGGAAAAGAACTTCTATTATTAGTATATATCATTTACTCGTTAATTTTTGAAAGAATACCATCGTTATTATACGTCTTTATTCCTAAATTTACAGTTTTTGTTTTTCTATCAGCAACTGGTTTATATTTATTTTTGTTACAAGCCATTATAGCTAAACCAGAACTAATCGAAGCATCGTGCTTTGTTCTATTATTTATATTGAACTTAGCCCAGTCTTCTAATGTTTCTTGGTGATACATATCACCATAATTATCGTTATTAAAACCTACATAATTTTCTATATAAGCTTCTATAGCAGCGGCGTGCGCTTGTTTAATATCTTCACTTGAATTAGGTATTCCACCTATTTCTCTTTCTGTTGTTGAAAGCTTGTTCCAAACTTTATCAGGTCTATTTATTGAAAATCCTCTATAACCTCTACGTTTTAAATAGTATAATAATCTTGGTTTATTATTTTCAGCAAGTATAGGCATACCATAAAAAACTAAAGCCATGAGTACGTCTTCAAAAAAAGTATCAGCCGTTTGAGGTCTAGATATATATTCTAGAAAAAAATGATTTGGAGGTGCATCTTCCATACTGAACCTTGTCAGTCCATGTAATGCTCCTTTAGAGCCGCGACCATCAACAGTACCGCTAATGTCGTAACTATCACAGCCAAAAGCTCCAACGTGTTCGTTACCAGGATATTTATTTCCATTTTTTATAATCACTCTATTTTGTAAGTTTCTT